ACAATGCTGTTAAAAAGCCACGCACTTGACGGTGCAGGGCTGTTGCCGCCGTTGGTTGCATCCCTGTTTTTGTTCAGCACTTCCCAGTGGCGCAGCTTGTACCATTCTTCGTCCTCAATGATACGTGCTTCAAGGTTTGTCTTGCCCTGTTTGTATTTCTGCAGTATCTCTGCAGCTTCGCGTATCTCATTTTGGCCTATAACGACTTTGTTTTCAGGCTGCAAAAGCAGCTGGGCTTCCTGCTCGCTTGTCAACTGAACATCCTGCAGGTCAAGTCCGGGAATACCCAGTCCGTTTTTCTGCAGCGGCTGCTCCGTTGCTGCAGGCTGTTTTCCAAAAAATGTAAACATATAATCAATACCTCCTAAAGTATTCGTATCTGTCGTAAGTTTCTTTGCCAATATCCAATGGGTTGTACTCAGGGATATGCAGTTTGGATTTAATCGGTGCTGCAATCGGATTTTTCATACAAACATATCGGCATTCGTCGTAAATATGGTCTTCGCCGTCTGTGTCAATGTCTTCAACGTTGGTTTCATCATACACAAGGTTAGGTACAGTCCTTATAAAATGTTTGCAGGTGTTGAACACATATAGCATCGGCACTCCGTTGTCGTCAAAAGCAAGGCGGTGGTGCATCTGCATCTTGCCGTCAATTCTGGCATTGTCGCCCTTTTCAAAATAAACACGTTCTCTTTCAAATAAGCTGCCAATGCTTTCGGTGCCGTCGCTGCCCCAAATAGCAGGGTCGCCAACACGGTATATCTTCCTGCCTTTCAGGTTAGGGTCTTCCGCTTCAATGCGTTTAATTTCCTTTGCAACAGCGGTAGGCTCCCATTTAACGCCGGTGTTCGGCGTTCCGGTGCAGCCATATAGTTCACGTATTCTGTACAATCGGCGTTCGTGGTCTACTGCATACCAGCCTACAGAAAAAGGTCTGCTGTAACCCCAGTCCAGCCCACACCAGATACTCCAAGTCTGCGGAACAAGAAAAGGTTTTATAACGTGGCTGCCGCGACGGTCTTCATAATGTGCAGCATCGTTACGCCATTCTGTAAATACCTGTCCGCTGAAGCTGTCCCAGTCGCCATATAACAGTGCATTTTTTTCGGCTTCTGCCATACTTGCAAGGCGCAGTATGTACATTGGGTCGTTTTTAAGCAGTGCTTGGTTGTCAAAAACTGTAGAGGGAATAAACACCCTTTTTACCTGTCTCTTAACCTTTTGTCCGTCAGGCGTTATATAGTCAATCTCGCTTTTTATAGGTGTGCCCGGAGGTGCAGCGGTTATAAACCGTTCTTTTACCCAGCCGTGACCAACACCGCCGGGGTTTGCTGTCGCTCTGATATAAACACGCGTTCCGGGACCATTAGGGCGGTTACGCGAAAACAGATAACTGTATTCTTCGTAAGTAAAGTGTGTCAGCTCGTCAAAAGCTATAAAATCGTAGGCTTTACCTTGATATTTCAGTTTATCTTTGGTGTGCTGCATACTGCCAAAAACTATCTTTGCGCCGGAAGGGAAAAACCAAGTGTGAGAAGATGTGTTGTAATATGCACCTTTTATAACCTGCGGATAGTATAACTGGGTTTTTTCAATCAGTTCTGACAGCTGTGGAAATGTTTTTCGTATAATAAGCCCCTTGTAATGCGGTATATGCACCTGTCGCAGTGCTTCAATAACAACAGCATCACTTTTTCCGCCGCCTGCAGCACCTCCGTAAAGCACCTCGTATTCAGGTCTGCTCATAAATTCCAGCTGTCTCGGTTGCGGCTGCCATACAATGTTACTCATCGTCTTCATCCTCTCTCACTGCAGGGATAAGAACAACGCCGGTATTGTTATCGTCAGGATTGTTGTTTTTAATTTCGCCCCACTGCTCAGGCTGTCTGTGCCGCAGCCAGTTTTCCATAGCGCGTGGGTCGCCTGGTATATGCTTTGTTTGCTCTGTTTCTTTAACAAGGATGCGCCGCTGTTCGCCAGTTTTCTCGTCGGTCACAATGATATATTCTTTCTTGGTTTCCACGGCATCATAGCCTATGGCGCGACGGTAGTATGCACCAACTACAACAACGTTATCCACATAGTTCTTCGTGCGCGCGAGCACCTCCGCCAATTCGCTATGCAGGTTTTTATAATCACAAAATGTTGAAGCAGCAACACCACAGTTTTTTGCAATATCAGCATCAGAAACGCCGTCTCTGCTCCAAGCAGCAATTTCTTCAAGGCGTGGCTGCACGTGGGAAAAATATTTACTTTTGTTCGCCATATACAGCCAGCTCCTTTCTAATTTTTCAGTGTAACTTATATAAAAACTTTTTTCGCCCCCACAAAAACGCAAGACCGAAGCGGTTAAGCCTCGGCCTTTTTCTTTTTCAGCGGTTTTATTTCGTATGTAGCACCAAATCTGCGGCGTTTACATTTTTTACAGGTTATCTTGTTGTCGCTGCCGCCTTTGATTTTTACAATCTCACGTCCGCTGGCGGTCATTTCTTCAGCGCATGGTCTGCACAGGTCATATCTCATTGTCCTTTTTCCTTTCTGCAAGTATGTCGCGCAGTTCGTCATACAGCCTGTGGAATATATCTGCCTCGTGGCTTTTGCGTATCAGTTCTGCATCGTCACGCAGCTGCGCTTCAAACAATCGTTTTGGGTCTTCGTCTACAATCAGCCTGTCCTGCAGCTGCAGTCCAATCATCAGAGCAAGGTCAATCTGCACCATTTCTCTTTCGGTGATGTGGCCGATATAATTTTCAATTCTGGATTTGTCCACACAGCTTATGCCTTCGCACAATGCTATGCTGCGCACAGGTGTGCTGCGTATAACAACGTGTTCCGGCATATCTCTTTTCTGCGCGCTGCTGGTACAATACACAACCATAACTGTAGGGCTTGTTTTGTTGATAATATTGTTGCTTACAATAACTGCAGGTCTGGTCTTGTACATTTCGCTGCCAACAGCATAAGGGATAGCTACATAGAACAAATCGCCGCGTTTTATGTTGTCGTTCATAACAAAACCACTTCCTTAATCACAAGAGACTGTTTCCGGCAGAGTGATGTTTTCTGTAATTGCTCTTATTTCCAGTACGTTAAGATATTCGCCCATTACAGATTTCTGTCTGCGCAACAGGTGAATAGGGCAGTTTGGTGTAAATTCCAAGAGACCTGCGTCATACTTCACAAGCATTTTATGCAGCTTTGTATATTTTTTCTTGAGTTCAACGTATTCGTCAATCAGTCTTTTTTTGTAGTCTTCCATTGTGTTTCTCCTTTTCTTCTTCCAGCCATTGCGCCCTGGTCTTGCCTTGCAGATACATACAGTCTTGCGGTTTTTGAAACTGAGTCTCGTAGCAACAATCGCGCTTATACACAAGGCGATAAGACAGCGTTTTGTCGTCTTTTATAATGTGTGTGTTTGGTGCTTTGCCGCAGCAGTTACAGCAGCTGTGGCCACCGCATTTATTTATGCAGGTGCGGATATATGGCTGGTTGTCAGACACTGTTCTCACCGTCCATCTTCGCGCCGCAGTTTGGGCAGTACGCATATGCATTATCCGTAGGGCTGCCTTCTATAAAGTAGAAACTTTCACCGCACACAGAACAATCCCAGTAAGTGTCATAATCAATATCTCTTTCAATCCACTCGCCACGCTTAACCGGTGCAACATCGTCGCCAATTGCTTCGTCAAAAATTTTCTGCAACTCGGCATTTGCGTCCACCACGTCTACGTCATCAATGTCTCTTTCCAGTTTGTTTTTAAAGTATTTGCGGATGCTATCTTTAACAACGTCTCTGTGTAAGTATTCAAACATTGTCAGCACCGCCTTTCAACAATTCAGGGTTATCGTGGATATTGCCGATGACTTCTATAAAATGTGTATTGTCAATTATCAATAACTGTTCTAATCTGTTATTGATACGACTAAATGCTTCGCCGTACAAGCCGAAAGCCTTGCCTTTCAATTCTCTGCATGAAATACTTTCGTATGCGTCAAAGAACATTTCAGGTCTAAAACAACCATATTTGACAGTTACTATGCTATTTCGCTTTCCGTTATCAACTTTTAAAATATCCCCCTCAAAAATCTTTGTGCCGTTTTGGTCGGTTAAGCCTGTGTATTGACCGACTGTTTCAGGGTGTACAGCATAATTTGTTTTTGCATAACTATCTGCATTATTGGCCATAATGAAAACCGATTTCGAGCTTTTATATAAATCACCCTGTACCCATCTCCCTGAATATTCTGTTTTACCTCTGAATAATATTTCTCGCATCATTTTTACCTACCGTTTCTCTTACAAGCTCGTCGATGTCTTCTTTTACAAAGACTATCTGTGCTAAATAATACCAAGGTTTGGAAATTTTTTGTTTTAGCTTTTCCGCAAACTCTTTGATTGCTTCGCTTTTTATGTTTGCAATATATTCCACCTCGCTTTTAAATGCGGTACAGTTTTCTACCACAGCATTTTTATGTTTTGCAAGAAATTGGCAGTTTTTTCGGTACAAGCAATTTTTGCACATTTTTATCGCCCCCCATATTTATTTGGATAGAGATGTTGCCGTCCGGAACGTTTTCTGAAATAGTGATTTCAAGCTCTGCCATTGTCTGTGCTACAATTTCGGCTCTTTTCTTCAAAAGTGATTTTTTAAATTCGTCGAGCCGCTGCAGAATGATTTCATCGGATTTTCTAATGAGTTCTATTTGTATGCTGCGTTCAACGCTTTCCAAGATTTTTTTGCTGTCCATTAGCTTTTACCTCCCATTCCACAAATCTGCTGCATAGCGTTTGGTTTCTTCGTCTGCAGAATACGGTGTGTCAACAGTCACTTTACAGCTTGCTGCAGGTCCTCTTGCGTGGCAGCTGTTGCAGCGCACTGTCGCGCTGTGTGTTCCTGTTCCAGACCACTTGCCATTGTGTTTGCTGTGTATTTTCACGCTTGTACTGCCGCAAAAGGGGCAGGGTTTCAGATAAATCTCTTTACTCATATCCCATAAACCTCCTTGGAACAACGTACCCACGTTTGTTAAGGCCTGTTTCTTCATATATGCGCTGAACTCCGCGCAATGCCTGCTGCACCTTTTCAGGGTTGCCCCAGAACTCATCGCCATACAGACGGTCGTCTTCTTCGGTGTATTCAATAATTGCCGCAAGCTGTTTTTCTTCGTCTTCGACGTATTTATGTATGATGTTGTACAGCGGCAGCTTTGCAAGGTGTCTTGCAATCTGGATGCACTCTTTGCCGCCAACCTCGTAGCCAAGTTTATAGCCGTTGTTGTAGTCTTTTTGGCAGTTGCCTGTTAATTTTCTTGCCATAGTCAAAACCTCTCTCTTTCAATTTCTTTCACTGCAATGCCATATTTCTGCAGCATAAGTTTACGCTTGATAACATATTCAGGTGTCTTTACACCCTTAACGTCTTCCACAATAACGTTTTTGCCGTCGCTGTATACAAAATCTGCTATGTAGTTCACGGCGCGTTCTATGCTGCCGTCCGGTTTTTTCTGGCTTGGTATAAGCTCATACTTTACCTGACAGCGCAGGTTTGTAATTACACCAGACTTTTCAAGGAACGCCAGTTCCTGAAACCTTGCAGCTTCAAACCTGCTGTCAAACTCTCGCACAAGCCCATTGCCAACAGGTACAACAATCTTCTGATTCTTGTACTTGTTTTCGTCAGTGCCGGCTAAGGCCTTATTCTGCCTTTTCAGCTGCTTCACCATTTCTCTGTGCTGTTTCAGTGTCATCTGGTTTGCAATCATCGTTATCCACCTTTCTTGCAGTCATACAGTAAAAGCCGTTATCGTCAACTACAGTCTTTACTTCATAGCCGTCGTTAATATCCGGTTTCGGAAAGTATAACACGTAGTCGCCATTTTCATTTTTTTGGCCGTGCGTTGTCAAAATGCTGGAAAGCACCGCATTTACTGCAACATTTACTTCGTTCAGAGCAGCGGCCTGAAATTTAATTTCTTTTTTCTGTTTTGCAACAGTTTCTTCCAGCTTTTTTTCGCGTTCTGTTTTTCTTACTGGTTTTCTTAAAAATGCTTTCATTTTTCCACCTCGTCATAATGTTCCATAAGGCAGGCAGCAAAGGAACACTGTTTCCAGCCATTACCGCCTGCGCAATATCTGTTCATATATTTGTTTGCTGTTTTTCTATCAGGAAATGTCAGCTTGCCGGCTTCACAGCTTAAAGCCTTTTTCTCGTCCTTCTTATAAAAAGGGCAAGTCCACGTTTTATGACTATATCCGCCCATTGCCGCTGTCCTCCTTATTAAACACAGGTACGCTGCGTATTCTTGTTTTAAGCTCATCATTTTTATCGCGCAGCATATCATCTTCTTTAGCCCAGCGCATAATGGTGTCATAGTGACTGGGATAATTTTTTCCGTGGTGATACATATAGTCTCCCAAGCGGTCAATATACTTGCCATAGTCAATAACGTTTTTTCGCAGCAACTCAAATTCTTCGTGTGTCAGATATACATTTTCCCAACATCCCATTCCGCGTGTGCGCGCTACTGCTTTTCTTTTATTTTCTTTTCTTTCTTTTTCTTTTGGTGTGTTATTCTCGGAAATATCGTCATTATTCTTGGAAAAACCCTCGTTTTTCTCGGAATAATCGCAAAGTCCCTGCACTTTAATAAAGCTCTGTGTCTTTTCACTGCTTAAAAGCCAGAACTTTGCGTCCACCACTACGGCTGTTTTCACTCCGCGGCTCTTTACCGCTTCCTGATACCGTTCCTGTATTCCCACGCTTGTAAGGACATTGTCCGATGTGAGAAGATTACCGTCCAGCATTGTCCGCTCACACAAGAATTTCAGTACAAGGTGTAGCTTATTTACATCCATTTTCAGGTCATCAGACATTATGTCGTAAAAGTCCTGGTCAATCGGTAAATAATAGCCATTTTTATATATTTCGCACAGACAGTACAGGTAGATGGCGATACCGTCTGCACCATACCGAGAGCGTAGCACCTTTATGTCCTTGCTCCCAGTAAAAAAATCCACATCCAAAGGAAAATACGCCAAGCCTTTTTTAATCGGTCGTGCCATATTATCACCCTTGCTGCAGCTTTCCGCTGCCTATTTATTGATTTTGCCTAAAAGCCTGCGCAACGGCGGCTTAAAAATGTCTTTATATTCTTCTCTGGTTACAGTTACAACAGTATGTACCGCATAGCATTCAGCTATAAAAATCGTTACTGCAACCACTAATACGGTTAAACTCCATACCAAAGACGAAAGAGATGTTACAAACTCAATCAATGTCCACACCAATATCACCTCCGCTCTGTAAAGTTTTTATCATTCTGTCCTGTTCGCGGATAATGCTATGCAGGTTATGTACAAGCAACTCTTCGCAGTTTGTTTCTGCTGCCAAAGGGCAGTCAATACAGTTGCTGTGAGGATTTTCGCATATAGCTGCAGCAATAATGTACTTTTCAGCACTTTTGTGCTTTTTACTTATTGTTGCAAGCACCTTGCGGTCTGTTTTAAAATCGTCGTCAAAATCCCCAACGCCGATTGGATAATCCAAAGAATTATTCATATCAATTCTCCTTTAATTTTGTCTTTCAGGCGCTGCACAAGCAGTCGTTTTTCCCACAGAGGACAATGCTGTCCTTTCTGTATATATTTCAGCCCCTCAATACAGGGGAAATGCTGAAATTTACAGTTTCTGTACCTGCAGCTTGCGCAGTCTGTTAAATAGTGTCTGTATGCCATGGTTTTCCACCTTGTTGTTAATAAAGCTTCAGCTGAATATCATCATCCAGCATTTTCCATTTGAAATTCATTGATGGTGTTATAATGCCGGCGTCTTCAAGTGCAAAGCGTCTGTCAAAATCGTGTACTGTGTGACCGTCAGGTTTGAATGTTACAGGGCTGTCATTATCCCATTTTAGAAGCAGCCTCCAGTATTCAGGGTGGTTTTTGCGCAGTTTTCTCAACTGGTCTAAACTTTGATTGTGACAAAACCAACAGCCCCCCCTTGTAGTATCTTCGTATGATGGAGATAGCAGGTTTATTTCTTTCGCCAATTTATAGCAGTCCGACTGTGAATATCCAAGAGCAGCAGGCAATGCTATCTTTTTTGTGCCTTTGAGCCTTTCAATTCTTTTCGGCTCATCAGCGCATATTCCCAAATATACAACATCTGCTTGTTTTTCTATTTCTGAAAGAGCCGTAAGTTTTAATTTTGTACACCAATTACCTTTTATCATTGGAAAACCTTTGATTGTTCCAACGTGCTTGCCTCTGGTCATTTTTTTATAAAAACACTCTTCAAAACTGACTCTGTCGCCAACAATGCCTTCACACTTATGTGTGCTGCGGTGTTCAACTTTAATTCCATATCTTTTGAATATCTTTTCATCAAACTCCGCTTTCCACTCCACCATTTTCGGCATATCTGCAGGTATTGTCGGCGTTGCCCATATGTCTGCCGTCACTATTCGGTCTAAAGGTAAACTGTGTCTCAAACAAAGTTCCGGTATCACTGCGCTGTCTTTGCCGTAAGATATGCAAGCGATATGTTCCATATTAACCCTGTGCTTTCTGCAGCAGTATTTCAAATTCGTGTTTGTTCAAAGTCACTCTCTGCAAATAACAGCTGTCGCACTGCTGCTTGGTTTTTAAAAACATCCATTTGCCGCAGATTTCTTTGGTCGTAGGTGAACAGCTAAAATCAGCGTGTATCTTTGCACCGTCAATTTCAAACACTTTTTCCATACTGTCTGCTCCTTATATAGTTTTCAATAATTTCTGCCAGCTCCTGTGCTGTCCTTGGCTTTTTGGCAGGGATGTGATACACAGCTTGTCCGTTATGGAAAATCACAATTCTTTTTGTGCTGCCGTTCTGGACAGCCGTGTATCCTTTGTACTCAACAAATTGCCGCTTTTTAGGGGCTGTCTGCTGTCGGTATCTATCTTTATTCCTGTCTTTATGAAAGCCTGTATTGCGCCTTGCAAGGGGATAACAAGAGCTTTTATTTACAGGTGTCATAATTATTTAGTTTTCGCTTTCTTCAATAACTTCGCCGGTAACTGTGTCCACTGTCACGTCGGTGCTGTCCGCCTCAATAACTATTGTGTTCGGAACTTCTGTCATGTCTTCTGCAATTTCTGTTTTTACAGTCTCGTCAGAAGCAAGGCCGCGCGCAAATTCACTTTTCAGTGGTGCATATTTAAGTGCTGCTTTCAGCACAGTTTTCTTCGCCATTTCTTCAAAGTTTGTCTGCCAGGGGCCATTGTTAAAACTTTTACTGTATTTCTGTGCGTGTGCTCTTACATCGTCAATGCTCATAACCTCAAAGCCAAATCCGCCGTCTTTGGTTTTAAACACCGCATATACGTATACAGGGTCGCCGCGTTTACCTGTTGTCGGCACGTGTTCCAGTTTAGGTTCAAGGCCAAAACTGAAACTGAATCTGTCATTTGCATAAACCACGTGTGCCTGTATGGTTGTTACCTGGCCGCTGCGGTATGCAAGGTCAATCAGGCCTTTGTATCCCAGCTGGAACTGACACTCCATTACTCCCTTGTTATTGTTGTAGTAAGGGATAAGGTACGCCTGTCCTAAAGGTGTGTTTGGCTCAACACCCAGCTGTGCTGCAGTCATCATTGCGCCGATAAAGCTTTCAGGTGTTGTGTCTGCAAGTTTGGGGTTGTTACTTATGGCGCTTGCCACAATTCTTGTAAATCTGTCCGGAGTAATCACGCTTGGCAGCGCACGTCCTATTGCCGGTTTCATTGTGGATATGTACTTTCTCAAGGCCTGCGCTTTGTCAGGCTGGTCTGTAGGTTTGTTGTTTACGTTGGTTGCAATTTTACCCATAGTTACTGCTCCTTAATCTGTGTTATTCTCAGTGGTCTGCTTATGCTCGCGTTATAAAATGGCGCAAGGTCAATTTCCGGATATGCTTTTGCGAAATCTTTTGCACTGAATATGTTTTTCACCTGACTTTTAAAGCTGACTTTAAAGCCGTCACATCTGCCTGCAGAATGTTCTTTCAGGTCATTTTTAATTGTGTTTTCAATTTCAGTTTTCTGCAGCTCAAGTTCACTTATCTGTTCTTTTACAAGAAAATATTGCTGCAGCATACTTTCTCTGCCAAAAAGCTCAACGCTGTCGTCATTGCTGCTTACATTCCAGATAGTCTTTACTGCATCAGATGTGGCCTTTGTTCCGTCAACAGGGGGGGCAACATCTTTCAGCACGTAGTTTTCCATAAATTCTTTTTCAGCACCCATAAGCGCATCAATTTCAATCTGGTCTCTTTCAAGCACAAAGGTGTAAAAGCCTTTGCCCAAAACCAAAACCGCAAGATAACAGCGGTCATATCCGGTTACAGCCAGATAATGCACACACTGCACATAATATTTGTCTGGAAAGTCAACGCCCTTAAACTGCTTAACATCCAGTGTGCTGGTGGTTTTGCATTCCAAAACCGCTTTTTCGCCAATAACCACTCTGTCCACGTCTGCGTGTGCAAAAGGGTATAAAGGGTTATACAGCATTGCATTTTCTTTGCGCACCTTCTTACCGGTTGTTTCCATCCAGCGTTTTGCAACATAATCTTCAAGGTCTCTGCCAAGGCGCATAGCCTCATTGTCTTCCTGTTCCGGCATACGGCCTGTTTTGTCAGCCCACACTGTATATGGCGTTGCGTATTTGCTCATACCCACAAGGGCGGCTGCATCACTGCCGCCTATGGTGTCACGTCGCCGCACAAGCCATTCTGCGCGGCTCATTCCTTTTGTGCTTACTCTTTCAAGTTTCATATTTTCCCAGCCTTTCTTAAAAATTCTTCTGCCTTGCGACATCTGGCCATTATTGCTGTTGCACGGCTGATGTCGTCTTTGTACTGCCTGTATATTTCTTCAATATCGTCGGTGCGGTAATATCCGCGTCCGTCCGTTAGTGAACATATAAAATATCCCTGCGCTCTTGCTGCAGCAATAATCTGTCGCAGCCTGCCGTCGCTTAACCCCATTAGGGTACACAACAACCTTCTGGATGTTGCGTTTTCTTTGCCAAAGCCAAGGTACGGCAATAATTTCTCAATCTTATCACAATGGATATTTTCAGCCTTTACGCCATCTAAATTTTCAATAACACGTAAATCGTTTCTTTCAAAAAGTTCCTTTCTGTCGGCTTGCAAGGCCTTTTCCAAAGCCTTTAAAGTTTCTTCTGTTGGTAGGCACAGGCCGCGTTCAAATCTGCTCACCATACCAACATCCAGTCTACTGTCTGCGGCTTTTAACATTTCGCTCAGCTGCGGCTGTGTAAGTCCCAAGGCGATGCGCCTATCCTGCAGTTTGTTCATAACATCACTCCTATATATCAAACTGATAATTGTAACCGTCGGCAGCAAATGGATTTTTCACCTTGTTGTTGCAGCGGTCCGATACTGATTGGTAGCTCATATAGTTTGCTCGTGCCGCCGCTCTGACACTGGAATAAAAATCTACAATGTTGCCGTCAGCATCTATTTTCTTAACCGGTTTACGGCCTGCCTGCGCGCCTGTTATCCGCCCAAGCTCTTTCCTGTCTATAGGCTGCAGGTTAAATAAAGTTGTGTCGCCCAAATCGCCGTTTTTGTGATACAGAGTATATCCGTCAGGCAGGTTAAAAAATGTTTTTGCCATAAGCGAAATAACGCTGCGCTCCACAGTATTTCCGTTATCGTCTGTCAGTTTCAAAAATCTCGCAGACTTTTTCTGAAATTTAAAATATGGTGTCATTGGCTTGGGCTTCTTGCTTCTGTGTGTGCCACGCCACCGAAACGAGACTACTTCGCCCAAAGTGTTTATCTTATAAGCTCCGTTGTAGCCGGGAATATCACGCCACGTCGGTTTTATCACTTTGTCCAAGTCTTTGCTCATAGCGAAGCCTCCTTGATATTTTCTTCTGTCGGTCAATTTCTTCCTGCAATGCATCAACCACACGCAGCAGCAATGCAGCAATCCCTAAGCAGAAAAACATAAACATAATGCCACCTGCGCTGTTAACCGCTGTCTGACAGGTAATAATCACAACCAGTATCAGCAATAGAACAACACCGATAAGTGCATCTGCAGCTTTTTTCATACATTTCATTTTCATCGCTCCTTTAAATGCGAAAGTAAACCCTGCTGCCCGGAAAAATAAACTCAACCTTATTCACATCGCCGTCCAGCTTGCGGCCATATCTTATTGCTGCTATACTGCGCAGTTTGCCGGATGTGATTTTGCTTGCAAGATGTGTTTTTACCTTAAGGTTTATTTTGTCGCTTTCACTTTCCAGCAAAATCACATCATTGTTAACAAACAGCTTTATTGCCACAGGGCAGTGCTGCTGTATATCCCACCTGCAGGAACTCAAAGCACAAAACATTTCGTACATTTCATTCCTGCAAAGCGGCCTATACATTTGTTCGCTGTGTCCGGTTGCCACGTCTGGAAATATTTTCTACGTAATTCTTCTGTGCAATCTCGGCACTGTATTCAGCTTTAAAATTTTCGTTAAGTTTACCGGTAAAGCCACGCTGCAGCTCGTTATACACAGTATTTCGGTGACAACCGATGTGTTCTGCAATTTCAGCAACGCACATATCTGCAGCATACATTTCTTCAATACGCTTGCGGTCAGCGTAGTTCAGCTGTCTTACTTCCACAGTCCTAAGCTCCTTTCCATAAAAAAATAACTTGCACAAAGTCTTAAAACTTTGCACAAGTTAATGGTAAACTCTAAATCGGCAAATGTCAAGACTAAATTGTGAATTTCTGCAAAATTTATGAAATTTGTGCTATAAAAGTGTTGAATAACGCATCAGCGTTATTCCAATTAAGCGTTTTTCTCGGATAAGCATTTATCCAG